TCTCATCTTCTTAGTATCAAAGGTAAGTGTTGGTGTGATGTTTCCATTCTCTTCCACCTTTACCTTTGCACCGAATGGAGTTCCTTTGGGTTGAACTTCAATTTGATTATGAGAATTTAGTTTAATGACGCCAATATCTGTTTCTACCTTCAGATATCCTGCCTTTGCAGCAATATCTACAATTTCTTCTGGTTCTTCTGGAAGATTTTCTATGGACATAAAAAATATCCTTTTAAATATTTATTTCAAAATATCATCAATATAAGTCTTATGATCAATTGCAGTTTTTTGTGCAAGTTTCTTTTCAGACACTAGTTTGACATAATCATCCAAAGACTGGTTGTATAAATTTCTATCAGACAAGAAATCTATAATTGATTTTTTATTGAATAGACCTAATCCCCGTGATATTGCAGACCAACTATAAAGATTCATAGTTTCAGATGGACTTAAATATTCAATATCATTTTGAATCATAAATGATTCTTTGCACTTATCAGCGAGTTCAAAAATCCATTCTGGAGTTGTCTCCTCCATATACTTCCAGAAATCAGAATCAGTTCTTCTAGTGAAATAGTGAAATCTAATAAATTGCAAGATTTCCTCATATAGACTTGAAATATGTTTGTTATAAGTTTTTCTAGAATGCTCCATTACTCCATTTAGTGAATAATGGGAGATAAAAGAAAATGTCTGTACAACTGCAATATGAATTGCGGTTGCCTCTAGTGGTTCCACAAATCCACTGGACAACCCAACCGATAGACAATTACCAGACCAAGACTGATTGAAATACCCAGTATCAAATTTTATTATGCGACCACTATCCATTGGTTCACCGTGATTTTCCATCATCCATTTAGAAAAATCATCTCTTGCCTCATCATCACTTGTAAATTTACTAGAGTACAAATATCCAGAACCAAATCTGTAGGACAATGGGACTTGCCAAATCCACCCATTCTTAGTTGCTTCAGCTAATGTATATGGAGGAATAGAATCGTAGGTTTTTTTAATTGGGCAAGGAATAGCTCTATTAAGTGGAAGATAATCAGTCTTATCGACCCATTCAGAATTCAACTTACTAATTAAAACTTTAGAGAATCCAGTAGAATCAATATAGAAATCAGATCTAATTTCTTGACCAGTATCCAACACTAACTTATCAATATTATTATCTTTCACAATAACATCAGTTATTACAGCATCAATTATTTCAATTTGAGATTGGTATAATTTTCTTAGGTAAACACTAAATTGAGTTGCATCAAAATGAACTGCCGAAGAATATAATTCCGTACTTGGTATTTTATTGTTATCAGTAAAATATTCATCAAATAATTCTGCCTGATATCCATCATCTCTCAATATTTCCTGAGCCAGAAGATAATTGTATTGAGAAGAACTAGACGTGACATCACAATCCTGGTGAAAATTATGATAAAAAATTTTATTATCAGATGTCCAACTTTTAAATTTTATTCCAAGTTTTACGGTTGTTCCAGTATTTTTAATTAAATCCTCAAGTCTCAATCCCATAAAATCAATAAAATCATATATTGCTGGTGTAGTTCCCTCACCAACTCCAATGTTTGGATTTTTATGATCAAAAATTAAGGTAATATCTACCAAATCCCCCCAATATCTTTTAAGTGCTGTGGCAACAATTGTCCCAGCAGTTCCAGATCCAACAACAGTAATTTTGTGTTTCATATTTAAAAAATAAAAAAAGGGGGAGTTTGACTCCCCCAGTATATATTTCCTTTGTGGAAATCAAACTTCACTCAGTACAAATTTCTTTGCATAGTTATAAGCAAAATCAGTGCGAGCGCCATGATGACCCCAACGAATCCACTTGCGAGCAAGCCGCATATAATCACTAATGGTTCCACCGGGTCTTTTCATATAGTTCTCGATCATTTTCCAATCACTCTCATGAAGCATATAATTCAATTGAGCATCCAGAGAGGAAGGATTTGCTCCAATCTTGGCAGAAAAGTTACCAAGACCGTGATAACGAGAAGCATTAGTCCACTGAATTAATCCATAACCACCACTTGTACATCCATGATATGATGTTCTAGCACCACCTTCGCAAATATTAGGAATGAATGTAGATTCCTGCCTAATATTGCCCATGATGGTTGCAAGGGCATTTTTGTCAGTAATTCCCTTTTTCTGGAGAAATTCCAGAGCACGGGATTCATAAGTATTACACCCTTTACAAATTAACCTTTTTTCTTTAGGTTTTTCGGGAGCAACCTCTTTGGTCGCTGTCTCCTGAGTTGTCGGTGCTTCTGGAACAATTGCAAATGGTTGTTGCTTTGTAGAAGAAGTTGCGAAACTCGGTGCTGGCAGTGTTGCCGCTGATGTTGCAACCGCACTTAAAAGAGATACGGTTACAGTTGTAAAGCGATTTAGCATTTAGTTTAATAGAATTCGACATCCGTATAGAAAGGGGGTACACCCTTTTCTCAAAGGGCACTTTCCACGGCTCTAGGTGTCACGATCACAGACTCATAATGAGTACCCCGCTCATAACGGGGATTTTTTCATAATAAGTCATTATTTAGTTGTTGTCAAGTGTTACAATTTTTAAAGTGGCACACCTAAATATTATGTTATGCCTTCGAACAAATGGCAAAGTCCGCAAACAAGGGTAAAAAAGGTACTGCTGGTGGAAAGCAGTCCAAACAAAATTCTGGTAATGCGACTGCGAAAAAAGCAAAAAATGGCGGCAAAAAAAAGTAAAAAATGCCTAGAGAGTGGAATACTCCAAAGCGTGAGCCTTGGAATGCTCCTATCCATAATATTCTAAAAGCGATAGATAATCACACTCAAGAGTACTTCAAGAGTGGTGATATTTGGCATTTAGAAAAAGCAGATATGTTGAGAAACTATCTACACGAACTTAAAACTTGGATACATAAAGAGGAGGGTAGATTATGAATGATATTGTTTGGAGTGTAAATATATTACTATGCTTAGGATTAATCGGGGTTGCCTGGATAATCTACAAAATTTTAGTCTGGGATAATGAAGAAAATAATTCTTCCAATACTAATTCTCATTAGATTACTAACCAACGATGGTTTCTTTAATGAGAATCGAAATGTTAAGCTAAGGCAACAACCACCAGAAGTTCGTTCGGCAATTCGTAGAGCCTGGAAAAGAGGTAAGAAAAATCAAAAATAATTTCTACTATTCGTAACTATCACAATCAGAAATATCAAAATTTATATCTGATATGTGAACGTCTGGAATATGAACGTCATCAATATTTTCTGATTCGTAGTTATCACACTGTACGTTAAAATCCTCATACCATTCAGTACCAGGATTTTCTTCAACAAACCTGTCAATTAAAAATCCAATATCCGCATCTGAAGTTTGATTATTTTCAGCGTTGTTATGAGATGCTGAATTACCAGGAGCATCATCGTCTCCGTTTCCCCATCCGTTATTCTGCCCCTTTTCAGGAACATTTCTTCCACTTCCTCCATTATCATTAGTATTTTGAGGATTTCTATCCTGTCCTCCATCGTTCTTTGAATCTCCTGGTGGTTGATTAGTTTCTGGGTCTTCCCCGTCCTGATGATTTCCCTTTCCTGGATTATCAGATGCTCCAGTTTCCCCATCCCAAGGTGAGTTTCCTACTTCCTTATCATTACCAGGATTTCCACCACCATTACCAGGGTCTTCAGGTTCCTCAGGTTCCTCAGGGTCTTCAGGGTCTTCAGGCTCCTCAGGGTCTTCTGGGTCAACTGGTGGAAGTGGGGGGTCTACGGGTGGTTCAACTGGTGGAAGTGGGGGGTCTACGGGTGGTTCAACTGGTGGAAGTGGGGGGTCTACCACTTCGACTTCACCGCCAGAATCAGAAATATCACCGACAGTATCGATAACATTACCGTTAGAATCAAGTACAGGATCCAGAGAAGCATTTTGAATAGAAGCGACTTGTAATGGTTCTAATGCTTTAGAAACATCATTCCCAATGCCGATACCAGTAATAAAACCCCCAGAAGAGCCAAATACATCTCCATTTCTAAATTCCTCTATTTGTGGATTAGTTACTTCTACAGCACCAACATTAATTGATGGTGCTTCTTCTATGCCAGTATTGTCAACTCCTTCTCCCACTGGAGTATATCCGCCAGGATATTTACCAGAAGCATTTGGATCATGTGGTAATTTATCCTGAGTTTGTAGGATATTTCTTTGGGATTCTTCAAGTTGTAGTTCTTCCATGATATCACATATAATAGTTTAATTATTTAGTTTTCCATAAATTTCCTTCGGAAATTCTTCTCCTCAACAATCCTGCTTCTACATCAGTTCCAGGATTACGATAGAGCTTGAGTGCCTCAGGAACTTTGTCCCACTCTTTATTCTTCAAGACTTTTGTTATTGTATTAAAGTCAGAGCTTCCATAAAAATTAGCACCAAGATTATAAGCAAAGCTGAGAATTGCGCCTTGTTGATTTGCATTCATCTCTCTCCAATAAGGAATCTTTTTAAGTGCTGGAAGGAATTCATTTTGTATCTGATGATTAAACAATCTGTCAGCATAATCTTGAGTAATTTTTTGCTTCAACTTAAATGGTTTACCATCAAAATCTCTGGTGCTTCCCCACCCTATTGTAATTGGAAGTCCTCCAGTATGTGGATCTGGATAAGATTCCAATTCACATGATTCATATTCTTTAATTAGTTCTATTCCTTTAAATAGAGGAACAGAACTTATGACTTTTTTGCTTCAAAAATTCTACCCCAACCATCATTTCCTTTAGGGCACCATCTACGCACAAGATCAGAGCGTTTGTAGACTGCACCTTTCCCATTAATCACATCACTAGTATATCCATCATTCAACGAACCATATGGATCATTCACCACATAATCCTCACCTTTCTTACCGATGACTACAACCATGTGCCCGCCAGTAGGTGTAGATAAAGTCCCGCGATGAAGAATCCCGATAATAACGGGTCTCCCAGCGGCAAGCTCACGATCAATATCAGCAAAAGTAAGATTGTAACTAAAGCGTGACTTAATACCGTAAGATAATAGAACTTTTGTTTGTACGGAATGATCTGTTGTATCGCCAATTGCGAATACCTTTTGAATGTAGGCATCATCGCCCTTTACTCCCTGAAGAGTACCTGGATTGAAATATTCTAGACACATTGCACAGGCAGATGAATTACAAGTTCTTTGTGCATCCCTATAATTATCTGTCTGTGGATAATAAGGAACATCAAGAATACCAGGAACTGATGGTTTTGTTCTATAAGTTTTAACCCAATCAGAAGAATCATCCATCTCTTCTGGTGCTTTGGATTCTAAAACTTTTTCAAACTTTTCTACAGCTTCAATATGCTTAGGATTAGTTGAATCATAATGCAGAAAAAAGTTATGTAAATCGATTTTCATTTTAATCTCCGGAATACTGCATTGATATTACATCATGATCGGGAATATCTGGATTCAACCATTCTTTAAATTCTGCCTGAATGGAATATGCATCTTCTATATCATTCTCACTCAGAAAATGAATTCTATCAACTGCCCAATCATGTGTTTGACGAAGAGTTTGCTCCAAAGTTACCATAATCTTTTCGCATGTAGCGTCCTAGTATATTGCTATTGTAGTACGCTGGCGTTCCGTCGTCAAGTGATTCAATCAACACATTATTTAGAAAAAGTTGTTTGGTTTCTTCGTAGTTACACTGTCCTTTTGTTGTATGGAGGCTAAGTATAGATCTGTCCATGGATTCTTTTCCCCAAACGTTAACATCGGATTTGAGTTCAGGGCAACTTCCGTAATATGCTTTCCAATCAGACTCTGCTTTAACTTTTCTAGATTTTCCTTTTGGTGTGCGGAAAGACCAAAAATACTTTCTACCGATATATGAACGACCTGTTTTCCTACAGTCAATACGATAAACAAAACCAAAATAATTTTGAATATCAGAAGACTCAAATATTTCCCCATTGAATCTCCAAGGGTTTTCATAACTCATATAAAGTAATCTTATGAGCTATTATTTATCTTCAACGGAGACAAACCTAGTCTAGCAATAAAAAAGGGGTCTTGTCAAGACCCCTTAAAGATTATGTTATGGTTTTAAATCAACCTTCTTTCTTAGGCATTCTAGCGCCAGATTTATGTCTTTCTGCACCAGCAGAATCTGTATAGGTCTCTCTTTCTCTTCTTGGAGTAACATAACCTACTCCAGGAACTGATCCAGTTTGTCCTCTATCTCTAGCAGCATTCCTTTCTGCTGCTCTTTGTGCGGCTCTCTTACGATTTCTATCGTATTTTGCGTCTTCACCAAGAATGCTTTCTCTCCACTCTTCACTCATATTTGCCATGATATAAATTGCTTCCTCAGTAGTTTCAGCATGACCATTATCGATTAAATATTCAACGACGATATCATAAGCATCATACTCCATTTCCATGTTCAGTCTTTGTTGTCTTGGAGTTAATGGAGTTGGTTTTGGTGCTGCAGCAATCTTATTAGCAGTAGTAACAGCGTTTCCACCAGAAGCAGCAGAAGAAGTGCTAGGAGCGGCAGCAGTTGCTTGAGAAGTGGTTGCTGGTTTAAATTGTGAAGAACCTAAGGATAGTCCTGATGCCTTTTGTGCAAGGCTAGGAGTCGCTGCTGGAGTTGTCTTTGCTGCTGGTGCGGAAGCTGCCTTTGCTGCTTGCAGAACCTTCTCTGGACTCTTTTCACCACCTGCTCTTGCTGCTTGCGCTGCCTTTAATTCTGCAGATGTTGGAGTTCTTCTTTCAAATGAGGTTTTACCTAACATACCAGTTGCTGGTTTTGTTGGTGCTGTAGGTTTAGTAGGAGCGGTCTTACCTCCGTCAGAAGCTGTCCATTTTCCTGTTGTTTTATTTAATGACCCAGGAACGCCACCTTTAGCTGCTTTTACAATTACATCTCCTTTTGGTTGTGGTGGAACATTACCAGCACCGCCGCCGCCTCCATTACCTCCACCACCGTTGTCGCCTTTATCTCCGGCGTCGGTGCCAGAGTCTGGTTTTTTTGTGGATGATTTAAATAATGGAGTTGCAGGTTTAGAGTCTCTTGATGGTAAGTAAACGGTTCTATTTCCACTTTTAGCTGGAAAAAGAGTTCTCCCCGCAACATTAATTTGTTGAGTTTCTCCAGGCTTAAGTGGTGTATTTACAACAATACCTTGTCTCCCACCAGACACAGCTCCAAATCCTCTTCCTTGGGCTGCTCCGGATGTAGCACCTCTAACATTAATACCCCTACCTTGCCCAAGAGCAGTTTGTACTTGTCCTTGTGCGGTGGCACGGGTTGCTCTATCTTTATTTGATTGTGCCACTGCTTGATTATAACGAGCTACATCTGGATTTCCATAATTTAACGCTGGAGCTTCACTCAAATAAGCCTCATACATCTCTTCCCAAGTATACTCACTCAGGTCATAACCTTCTTCTAGAAGTGAATTGACCCAGTTCTCAACTTCTTCCCATACCTGCTCTTCGGTGAGTTCAATTTGTTCTTGTGGGGCATGAATAGATGCATAAGCCTCCATCAAACCAAGAGCTTCACTACCTGAAAGTCTAGACATTTTTTTTCTTATATGTTCTTTATAGATTTATTTATAAAAAAAGAGGGTACAAAGACCCTCATTTAGTATTATCATCTAACCAAACATAAGAGTAATCATGATCTCCGAAAAGGAAATCATCATACTCTGCTGCATCTTTATAGGCATTTAGAAGTTCTTGTTCACACCACTCATCATAATTGGAATCCTGCGAAAGTATTTTTGGTAACATCTTGCTTAATTCCCCCTACGATATAGGATTCGACTTCCGTTTCCTGTGGGGCAACTTGAAGTCCCTTGGAGGAAATCCAGTGCTCAGTCCATGGAAGTGGATTATTTTTAGATGAAATGTCATAAAGTGGTTTTAGACCAATTGCCTTCATTCTACGATTCGCAATCCATTCGACATACTGCTGTAATAGTTTATCATTCAGACCAATCATAGAACCATCCTTGAACAGATATTCTGCCCAAAGTTTTTCTTGATTGACGGCATTCTCAAAGGTCTTGTAGAACCACTGCTCTTCTTCTTGAGCGATTCTCTTCATATCGGGGTCATCACCTTCTTTCCATTTGTTAAGAATATTTTGAGTGATGACAAGGTGCTGATTCTCATCTCTGGCAATTAGTGAGATGATTTTTGCACTTCCCTCCATAAGTTTGAGTAACTGATTCTTGGGCTTGTTTCCAAAGTTCAGAAGTCCCATAATGCTGAGCACTATTAATGAAATCATTATATGCCTCAGTAACACTGGTAGCACGTTCTAGGATACGATCATCTCTTAAAATCGTATCAAAAACATCAGATGGATCCGAATAAACATTCTTGATAATGTAAGTGTATGAGCGGGAATGAATCATTTCCATGAATTCCCAAACCTTCATACATGCTTCCAGTTCAGGAAGTGAACAATATGGCGCAAATGCCATACCAGGACCTCTTCCTTGAACGGAATCAAGCATAACCTGATACTTCAGATTACTTGTAAAAATATGCTTTTGTTCTGGGCGGAGGGACTGATAATCGCCCCTGTCTTTTTGTAAGGAAACCTCTTCAGGTCTCCAGAAATACCCTAGTTGTTGTGTTGTTAATTTGTCGAAGATTGGATACTTGTAAGAATCATATCTCTGAATCCCAAGTGGTTGTCCAAAAAACATTGGTTGCTTTTTGGTGTCTACCTCCTGAGAATTAAAAACGGTCATAGACTCGACCATATTTTTATCCTCCAAACCTGTTTTAAATCTTACAAGACTCACAATCTTCATCCTCCGTTGATAGAATATCGGAAATTAAATTATCAAGAGACTGTTTAGTTTCTTCAACCTCATCAGTCTTATGGTCATAAGTATTTTGATAGTAACTGGTTTTCCAGCCGTACTTATATGTAGTCAAAAGATCCTGCGCCATTACTGAAGTAGGAACTTCATTGTCTGGATAATTCTGTGGATTATAGGACCAGTTTCCAGAAATCGCTTGATCAAAGAATTTTTGCATAACAGCAACAATATTAATATAACCAGTATTGCTAGGCATATCCCAAAGAAGCGTATAGTTGTTCTTAAGAGTTTGATACTGGGGTACAATCTGCTTAAGTGGTCCTTTCTTTGATTTCTTAACGGACAGGTATCCTCTAGGTGGTTCGATTCCATTTGTGGCATTTGACACAACGGAACTGCTCTCTGAAGGCATTTGTGCGGACAACGTTGAGTTCCGCACTCCATATAACTTAACCTGTTCCCTAAGGCTATCCCAATCATATTTTAAGTTATTAGGTACAATTTCGTCAACATCCTTCTTGTATGTATCAATCGGAAGAATACCCTGTCCATACTTAGTACGGTGAGAATACTCACAGGCACCCTTTTCTTTTGCAAGATTTACGGTTGCCTGGATGAGATAATATTGGAATGCCTCAGTCAAATCATGAACTAATTCCCATGCCCTTGAGTTACCATAATTCTCTCCATGTTTGGCAAGATAGTGTGCCAAACCAATGTAACCTACCCCAAGTGACCTACGTGCTCTGGTGGCGATTTCTGCTGCTCTGACGGGGTATCCTTGAAAATCAATGAGTTCATCAAGACTCCTAACAGCAAGATCACAAAGAACTTCAAGATCTTCGTTATCCCTAATTTTCCCAATATTAATAGCACTAAGAATGCAAAGAGCAATTTCACCATTAGGGTCATCAATATGTTGAATTGGTTTAGTTGGAAGAGTAATTTCCTGACAAAGATTACTCATCTCAACCTTATCCATAAAGGATGAGTGGGAATTGCAGTGGTCAATATTCATAATATAAAGACGACCAGTTTCTGCACGTTCTTTCAGGAGGTCCAGAAAGAGTTCTTGAGCACCGATAGTCTTTCTAGGAACAGACTCATCTCGTTCGTAACGTACATATAACTCGTCAAAAGAATCAGTTCCAAAAGCATCATAAAGACCAGGAACTGCATGTGGGGAGAAGAGT